CGGCGAAGTAGATCATCCAGAAGGCCTAAACATTAACCTAGACAGAGTAAGCCATATGATCACAGAAATGTGGATGGATGGCCCAAATGGATACGGCAAATTAAAAATATTACCTACCCCAATGGGGCAATTAGTTAAAACTATGCTAGAAGCTGGCGTCAAACTTGGCGTCAGCTCTAGAGGTTCTGGTAATGTTAAAGAGGACGGCAGCGGCGAAGTTAGTGATTTTGAAATCATTACAGTTGATGTTGTTGCTCAACCAAGCGCCCCAGGCGCTTACCCAACACCAATCTACGAGCATTTAATGAATGCACGAGGTGGCTACAAGGCATACGAACTAGCAAAGGCAACAAAAGAAGACAAACAGGCACAGAAATATTTAAAAGAATCACTGATGAATATCATCAGTCGACTCCAATAACAAGGAGAAATTAATATGTTGGATGCACTAAAAACTTTATTCGAAAACGATGTTGTTTCAGAAGAAGTTCGTGCCTCTATCGAAGAAGCGTGGGAATCAAAGATCAAAGAAAATCGCCAGGCTGTTACTGCTGAACTTCGTGAAGAATTTGCGAAGAAATATGAGCATGACAAGTCAACAATGGTTGAAGCAATTGATACAATGATTTCTGAGCGCCTTGCTAGTGAAATTGCTGAGTTTGCGGATGACCGTAAACAACTAGCAGAAGCAAAAGCAAAGTATGCCGTAGCACAGCGTGAAAATGCAAAACTACTAAAAACATTTGTACTAGAGCAATTAAGCAAGGAAGTCGGAGAACTACACGAAGATCAGAAAGGTATGGCAACTAAGTTTGCTAAACTAGAAGAATTTGTTGTAGAGGCATTATCTAAAGAAATTGCAGAGTTTTATGAAGATAAGAAAGACTTAGCTGAAACTAAAGTTAAACTTATCAAAGAAGCAAAATCAAGATTTGCTGATGTCCAAAAGAAATTTGTACAGCGTTCGGCTAAGATGGTTTCTGAAACAGTTAGTAAGGGTCTTAAAAATGAGATTACTTCGATTAAAGAAGACATTGAAGCAGCTCGTCAAAACGACTTTGGACGTAGATTATTTGAAGCATTTGCTAACGAATACTCTAACAGCTACTTAAACGAAAAGTCCGAAACAGCCAAACTAATGAAAGTTCTTAATCTTAAGGACAAGCAATTAGCAGAAGCTAAAGATGCGGTGACACAGGCTAAAACATTGATTGAAACTAAAGAAGTTGAAAAGAAACGTTTAGTTGAAGCGGCGCAACGTAAGGACACAATTAATGATCTAATTGCTCCTTTATCAAAGGATCAGAAAGATATTATGATGGATTTACTGGAATCAGTTCAGACAGCCAAACTACGTACGGCGTTTGATAAGTACTTACCGGCAGTGATTGACGGGAATACTCCAGCGAAGCAGAAGGCAACACTTACAGAAGGCAAAGAAGTAACAGGCAACCGTGACGAGGGTGTCACACAACAAAAAGCAAAAGACGAAAATGTATTTGAATTACGTCGTCTTGCAGGTTTAAATAATTAAGGAGAAACCAAAATGTCAGAACTATTAGAAAGTCGCTGGCAGGACACCAAAGCAGCCCTAGTTGAAGGCCTTAAAGGCAACAAAAAAGCTGTCATGGAAACCACTCTTGAAAATACTCGTAAGTATTTGTCAGAGAGTGCTACCGCTGGTGCTACTTCTGCTGGTAATGTTGCAACTCTTAACAGAGTTATCCTTCCCGTCATCAGACGTGTAATGCCAACCGTTATTGCTAACGAGTTAGTTGGTGTTCAGCCTATGACTGGTCCAGTTGGTCAAATTCACACACTACGTGTGCGTTATGCTGATGATTTCAACAGCACAAACGGTACTGACACAACAGCTGGTGATGAAGCATTATCACCATTCAAGATCGCTGAAGGATATTCAGGTGATGCCGCTACAGATAGAGCCGCATCAACAGCAACACTAGAAGGTGCCGCTGGTAACAGAATGTCAATTCAGATCTTAAAACAAACTGTCGAAGCGAAAACCAGAAAGCTATCAGCTCGCTGGACTTTTGAAGCAGCTCAAGATGCACAATCACAGCACGGTATTGATGTTGAAGCAGAAATTATGGCTGCTCTAGCACAAGAAATTACTGCTGAGATTGATCAAGAGGTTCTAGGTTCACTAGATTCTCTAGCAGGTAATTCTAACCAAGAAGCATACGATCAAGGTGCTGTTTCTGGTACTGCTACATTTGTTGGTGACGAACACGCTGCATTAGCTGTTCAAATCAACCGTGTTGCAAACACTATCGCACAGCGTACACGTCGTGGCGCAGGTAACTGGGCAGTTGTGTCTCCACAGGCACTAACAATCCTACAATCTGCAACTACTTCTGCGTTTGCACGTACTACTGAAGGTTCTTTTGAAGCACCTACAAACACTAAGTTTGTTGGTACTCTAAACAACGCAATGAAAGTATACGTAAACACTTACGCAG